AAAGTCTTAACGGCCAACGGTCAAAAAATAACTCCAGCTTCTGAAGAAGTAATACATCATACAGCTGTATGGTCTATTGACTCAGCAGGTTGGAGATCGTTTAGATTTGATACAGTCGTTGGTTGGGAGGTACTATAATGTCAGAATTCTTATGGGTAGAGAAGCATCGTCCACAGAAGATTGCCGATTGTATATTACCAAAGCACATTAAATCCACTTTTGAAGATATTGTTAGAGGAGGTGACCTACACAATATGCTTCTTTCCGGCACAGCCGGGCTTGGTAAGACCACAGTCGCAAAAGCTTTATGTAACGAACTTGATTTAGATTACCTATTAATTAACGGTTCTGAAGAATCAGGGATTGACGTATTACGTAATAAGATTAAACAGTTTGCATCTTCTGTCTCACTCCAAGGTGGCTATAAAGTAGTTATCTTGGATGAGGCAGATTACCTAAACCAACAATCAACGCAACCAGCATTACGTGGTTTCATTGAAGAGTTTAGTAATAACTGTAGATTTATTCTTACTTGTAATTTTAAAAACCGCATCATAGCACCATTACATTCTCGTTGTACTACAATAGAGTTTAATGTTTCTAAGAAAGATACAGCTCCATTATGTGGACAGTTTCTTAAGCGTTGTACCACCATTTTAAAAGGTGAGGGTATAGAATATGATGAAAAAGTAGTTGCTGATGTTATTATAAAACACATGCCAGATTGGCGTAAAGTTCTTAACGAACTTCAACGTTACGGTGCTAGTGGTCAGATTGATACTGGTATACTAGTTTCTTTATCTGAAGCTTCTATTAATGATCTTATGATCTTCTTAAAAGAAAAGAACTTTAAATCTATGCGACAATGGGTTGCTAATAATATTGATTCTGAACCAGCTGCGATTTATCGTAAAATCTATGACAATATGAATGACTATATTGATGCTCAAAGTATACCTCAATTAGTACTCATTTTGGCTGATTATCAATATAAAAATGCTTTTGTTGCTGATCACGAACTTAATACAGTTGCATGTCTTACTGAAATAATGGCTGGAGTAAATTTAAAATGATTAATATTTACGATTATGAAACATTATCAACAGATTTACAGCTTGCGCCAATAGTTAACGTGGCATGTCTTACAATTGACGAAGATAGATTTTTATCAGATAAACCATTTACGTTCTTAGAAGTCGTAGGTCTTGCTAAGACTATGAAGTTCGATATTGCTGAACAAGTTGAAAAATACGGTCGAGTTATTACTAACTCAACTCTTGCTTGGTGGAAAGAACAAGGTCCTCAAGCAATAAAGCAAATATCGCCATCAAGTAAAGATGTATCAATTACTGAACTTCCAGCGTTTATGTCTAGTGTATTTACAAGGGACGAGATAGTATTTACTCGTGGTAATACATTTGATCCTGTTCTTACAACATCGATATGTAAAGCACTAGGTGTAACTACACCATACAAATGGTGGTTAGATCGTGATACTCGTTCTTTCATTGAAGGTATTGCTTTGGGTCATGGTATTGATATATCAAACGCATTCACTCCACCTAATATGAATGAAAAAGAATTTATTCATCATAATCCAGCTCACGATGTTGCTATGGATATACTTAGAATTCAATGGATACTAAGATCTGTATTTGGTAAGGATTAATATGAATCCATTTGATTACTTAAACGCGATTAATTCAACTAAAAAGAATATAATGGTTGATGAAGTAACCGAAAAGGCTTATAGTCCTTTTTTAATAAACCGTGGATTGTCGTATTTCTCTGATACGATCCTCTTCGCAAACGAGATGAACTTGAATCATCACATCGATAGTAGACTTCAATTCGATTTCTTTATAAATATAATTAAGAAAAAGAAAAGGTTTTCAAAATGGGCTAAACCTATTAACATTGAAAACTTGGAGTTGATAAAAGAATATTATGGATATAGCAATGAAAAAGCTAAGTCTGTTTTACCATTACTAAACGATGATCAAATAATCGAATTGAAGACGAGGATATATAAAGGTGGAAAACGAAAATAACGAAGAAGTCCAATGGACTCCAGTATCAATGCTGGAAATTACTCTTAATGAACCTGATGATTTTTTAAAGATTAGAGAAACATTAACTCGTATCGGAGTAGCTTCTAGGAAAGATCAAAAGCTATATCAATCATGTCATATTTTACATAAGCAAGGTAGATACTTTATAGTACATTTTAAAGAACTATTTTTATTAGATGGGAAACCTTCTAACTTATTATTAAATGACATTCAGCGTAGAAACACAATCGCGACGTTATTATCAGATTGGGGATTGGTTACATTTGTTGCGCCAGAACAAGCAAAAGATATTGCTCCGTTACGGCAAATTAAAGTTATTCCATTTAAAGAAAAGAGTCAGTGGCAGTTATGTCCTAAGTACAATATAGGAAATAATAACTCCAAAGACTCAAAATAATTTATAAGCGTCAATCAACGCTTTATAAATAATAGTGGATGCCGAATAATCGGGTCCACTTTTTTAACCTTGCTACATGTAGGAGGAAACACACATGGTAAGAAATACTATGAACGTACCGCGTTCTCTATTTATCGGGTTTGAACCCATATTAAATGAACTTGAGAGAATCCACTCTGCTGGAAGATCACAAGACAATTATCCACCCCACAATGTTGTTAAAATCGATAGTGAACATTTCATTATTGAGTTAGCTGTTGCGGGATTTACGACTGAAGATATCAGTATTGAAGTAAAGGATAGCATTCTTTTGGTTAAAGGTAACAACTCAGTTCAAGATGATCGTGAATATGCGCACAAAGGTATATCATCCCGCAAATTCGAGAAGTCCTTCCGGCTCTCTGAATTTGTCGTAATTGACGGGGCTGATCTTGTGAATGGGATACTTGTGGTTAACGCCAGAGTTGAAGTTCCAGAAGAAAGGCGTCCTCGGAAGATCGAAATCGGATCGGCTGGGACATCAACGAAGAAGGAATTACTTACAGAGTAATTCCGGCGAGCAGCGAAAACTCAGTGGGTTGTAATTAACTATCTACTGGAGAAATATTATGGGTTACTTAAATAAACACATAAATGACATTAGATCTGGATTCGGCGCAACAATACTAATAAGTGGTATATTCCTTATATGCCCATTAGTAATAGCTTCTGTCGGATACAGTTTCTAAATTTTTACTGAGGAGGGAGGGTATTGTGCCCTCCTAACTTTTTTAAAATAAACCTTTACATTATGTCTAAATTATGATATAATATACTTATATTATTCGAAATGGTTACACTATGAAATTCTATACAAATATATCTCGTTATGGCAATAATCTACTTTATCGTGGTTATGACGCTGGCAAAAAAATACAAACAAAAATCAAATACAAACCGACATTCTATGTCAATACTCCTAAGCCTACTAAATTTAAAGCTTTAGATGGTACTCCAGTATCACCTATACAATTTGAAGATATGCGCGAAGCTAAAGATTGGCTTGCTTCAAATCAAGATACAGCTGGTCGACATATCTATGGTAATAACAAACATATTCCATCGTACATAAACACTGCGTTTCCTGGTAAAATTAAATTTGATCGTAACGTTATCAATGTAACATCAATCGATATCGAAGTACAATCAGATCAAGGATTCCCTGAACCAGAAGCTGCTAATCATGAAGTTACAGCGATCTGTATGAAGAACAATATTGATAACACTTACTATGTTTGGGGTCTTAAAGACTATGACGTAGAAAAGACTTATATGAAAACAAATCGTGTAATCTATAAGAAATGTGCTAGTGAAGCTGAACTTCTATTACACTTCATTGCGCATTGGTCTTTACCTTCTCAGTGTCCTGACGTTGTTACTGGTTGGAATTCACGATTCTTTGATATACCATACCTTGTTAATCGTATCATTAAAATTCATGGCGAAGAGTTTGTTCGTAGACTATCACCATGGGGTCTAATCGATAGACGTGATGTTACCACTATGCAACGTAAACAATGTGCATATGAAATACAAGGTATCGCTCAAATGGATTACCTTGACTTGTTTAAAAAATTCGGACACTCTTATGGTCCACAGGAATCTTATAAACTTGATAATATTGCTCACGTAGTTCTTGGAGAACGTAAACTTTCTTACGAAGAACATGGTAACCTTCACACTCTTTATAAAATGGATCATCAGTTATTTATTGATTACAACATTAAAGACGTTGAAATCGTAGATCGATTCGAAGACAAGATGGGACTTATCACATTAGCTCTTACTATGGCATATCGTGGTGGTGTTAACTATGGCGATGTTATGGGTACAACTGCTATATGGGATTCTATTATCTTTCGCAATTTACACGCTGATAATGTTATAGTACCATTTGCTGAAGAAAAGTTTAAATCGCCATACCCTGGTGGTTTCGTAAAAGATCCACAAGTTGGTATGCATGAATGGGTAGTTTCATTCGATTTGAACTCACTGTATCCATCAATCATTATGCAAAATAATATGTCTCCTGAAACTATTATTAATGGTAAAGTTGCTAATGTTACTGTTGATAGTCTTCTAAGTGGGGATGTTAAACCTAAGCTTGAAACTAATGAATGTGCTTCAGCGTCTGGTCAGTATTTTACTACTGATGAACAAGGCATCTTACCAAAAATCATTGACGAAATGTACAGTGAACGTGTTGTAATCAAACGTGCAATGATCAATGGGCAAAAAGAACTTGAAAAGGTTGACAAAAATAACAAACAAGAATTGTATCGAGTTCAACGCGATATCAACATTGCAGAAAATCAACAAATGTCTATTAAGATTCTTCTAAACAGTCTTTATGGCGCACTTGGCAACAAGTACTTTAGATTCTTTGATCAACGTATTGCTGAAGGTATTACTTTGTCTGGCCAGCTTACTATTCGTTGGGCTGAAAA